TGTACGCGCCGTTGAAAGCGCGGTTCAGGATGTTGGCAGCCAGGGTTTCTTTGGTCTCGATCAGGGACTGCGCCAGGTGCTTGGCGTAGGTCTGACCGATACGGATGTGGTCGCCGTCTTCAACCAGAACTTTGGTCAAAGCGAAGGCCAGGCCGTACACCTTGTACAGGTAGCGCTGCAGGAACAGGACGCCACCGGATTGGTAGGTCACTGCCATGCCGTCAGGCAGCTCGGGCGCAGCACCGAAGCCGTACAGGACGGGTTCTTCGTGGTAGTTGCGCGGGATGCCTTTTTGCTCGCGGAAGACTTGCTTCCACTCGTCCGCACGCTGCTCGTAAACACCGTCGAACACTTCGTTGAGGATAGGCTCAACAACGGACCGGAAGTCCGTACTACGCATTGGGGTTGCCATGTTTCAGCCCTCCTTAGATGCTGTTGACGGCCGCTTTGTAGGCGTGTTCGTTGATGCGAACAGTGGCCGTGACATAAGCGTCGGTCAGCGAGTCGTTGATGTTGCCAGCGAAGCCGGTGATCTGGAACTGGCCAGAGGTGGCTTGGATGGCGGTGAGGTAGGTGTTGCTCAGACCGGTTTGGGTCGAGCCACCAGGGGAGGCGACAGTCCAATCGCACTCTTCGCCGACGGCCGTTTGCACGGTGGTGCCAGCGGAGGGGTTGTTGTACTGCACGTCGAACAGCGTTTCCGGATCGTCGTACACCCAAGCCACGATGTTGGTGGCGGTGACGCCCGAGGGCCAGAAGGGGCTGATGGTGGGGCGGCCGGTGGCGTCGTTGTACTGGCAGCCGGCAAAGATACCCAGGAGGGTGACGCCGTCGGTGGTGCCAGAACGGGTGCCGTCAGAGGTGCCCAGTTGAATCACACCAGCGTCCGTCAGCTTCACGGGGTCGCCCGAGAAGATGTTGGCGGCGTAGGTGCTCGCAATGGTGTAGGCCTTCGGGCGCATTTGACCACTGTTGTGGTACGACGCACGGAAGCCAAAAGGTGCGCTAGTCGAGGACATAGAGCTTACTCCTTAAGGGGTTGAATGGACTTGCGTGTTCAGGTCAGCTCAAACTGAGCGGACCGTCTTTGTCCAATTTCCGTCATGCCGTCACCCGCATCCACGCGTGAACCAGAGGCGCGTGCCTGCTGCTCCATGAACTCGGCCGTGTCGGTCAGCTTTTCCTCTTCGCGCAGCGGCGCGTCGTGGTGAGCTTCCTGCATGTACTTTTCGTACAGGCTCATCGGGAGTTTGAAAGCGAGCATCTCGTTGACTCCAATGAAGCCTTGCCACTCACCGGTTTTGACGGTGACGTAGTCCCAGCCAGGCACGTCGCTTGGCTTCAAAGGCTCGTAACCCAGACGCATGCGCATATGGATCGAATCACGAGGGTTCGTTGTGGTCAGCCAGCAGCAATGCCAGCCGTCGAGTTTGGGCAAGTCCGGAAGTGAGGACTGGTGGAACTGCTGTCGGAACATTTCAACCCGCTCATCATCGGACAGGGCACGTGATTCAGAGGCAGCGCGATCTACCATCGCACGGCTTTCACGGTTGTCACCAGCGGATTTCTTCAGGCGTTCGTCAGACATTTCTCGCTCCTTTCAGCGATTGGGAAAAATTATAGGTTGGATTTCAAAAAACACAACGCGATTTTTTACGCGCGGTTGTTGCGGTCGTATTCCGCGTAGCGTTTCACGTACTTCATGCGCAGCACGGGATCGTCCCAGACGCCGGCGTCGACCAGCGCCTGCTTGCGCTCGGGGCTGATGTACACCTCGGTGCGCGTGCTGGTCGGTGCGTGCTCGCGGCCAGAGCCGATAGCCGGTCCGCCGCGCTGTTGGCGCTGAGGCTGCTGGCTTTGCTGGCTCTGCTGGCGCTGGTTGCCTTGGCTAGATCCGGCCGGCTTGAAGCGCTCGGGGATGCGGCGGGCGGCGCGCTCGCGCAGCTCGTCCCAGTACTCCTCGGTGTCCGGGCGGAAGCCCTCGCGGTGCAGGGCTCCGTCGATGGCCAGCACGATTGCGCTGTCCTCGTCGCCGCCTTTGACGTCGTACCAGGGGTTCTCGCTGATGAACTCCTTGGCGTAGTGGACCGCCAGGTCATCGAGGCCGTCGTCTTGCTTGACCGGGCGCTGCTGGGCTGCCTGCTGCTTGGCGTAGGCCAGCTGCTGGGCTTTCTGGATGGCCTGGTCACGGTAGCGCATGGCCTGCGTGACGTCGTCGCCGTTGCCAGCGGCCACGGCCTTGGCGATCACGCGCTCAGCCATTTCGGCTTCGTTGCGGGCCTGGGCGATCTGCGCATCGATCTGCGACAGGTCGGCTTGGTGGGCGCGCTGCTCAACACCGCCAAGGCGGCGCTCGAGGTCGTCGTTGCGCTTGCGCAGGAACTGCAGCTCCAGCTTGTCTCGGCTGATCGCTTCCTCGCGGCGTTGCTTGCGCTCGGCCTTTTCCTTGCGGCGGCGCTCGCGGATCGCCTCACGCTCGGCGTCGTTGCCGTCGTCCTGGTGGCCGTCGTCGTCGTTGCCGGACAGGCGCGCGTCGTCGTCGTGGCCGTCGTCGTCTTGGTTTTGGTTGCCGTTGGGCTGGTCCTCGACGATGACGATTTCCTCGTTGTCGCCAGGCTTGTTGTCGTCTTCAGTCATGGTTGGCATGGTGTGCTCCTTGGTTTATTGGCAGGCCTCGCAGGTGCCTTCGCCGGAGAGGTCGCAGGCTTTGCCGAGGGGGAAGTCGTCGTCGTGGGCGGCTTGGGCGGCCAGCTTGCTGCGCAGCTCGTAGCCCATCAATGGCCAGATTTTCTGCACGGCATTTGCGCGAGCAACTTTGCGGCCAATTTCCTCGTCGAAGTTTTCGGGGCTGGCGCAGGCGCTTTCGCCGGTGACAGTAAACCCGTTGCGCAGCACCAGCACGCAGAAGGTCAGCAAGCGCAGGGCGGGCGGGAGCATGAGCTCGCGCACAGGGCGAAGCTCGCCGGCCTCGAAGGTGCCAGCAGCGGCAAACGCCTCGACGCCGACCAGGCCTTGATCGGCGCGGAAGTAGTGCTCGCTGGCGATGTTGGCCTCGATGTCCGCAGGCGTGATGCGTGCGGCCGTCTTGCCTTTGGCTTGGATTTCCTGCTCGATTTGTGCGTCGGTGCTCATGCTGCGATCTCCCAGTCTTCGGCCAGCATGTCGGTCTGCGATGCGAGCCAGCCCATCAGGATTGCATCGTCAGCGGTTTTCATGGTGATGCACGGCAGCACGCGAGCAGAGCCGCCTTGCCGCACAGCAAAATCGCTGTTGTGCTTGGACCAAAACTTGTCCTGGTCCACGTAGCGGGTGTGCGCCGAGTCGCCAGAAAGCGACAGCCACATGCCCTTGCCATTCCAGCCAGCGCGGGCGACCTTTTGGCCTGCCTTCAACGCTTCGAGAGCCTGGCCAAAGGTCATGCCGTTGCACTTGCGGTAGGCGCGGTCGAACACTTCGGCGGGCGACCAGCTCACGTAACCGGCGTAGTGGTCCGTGTTACCTTTGCCGCCGTCCAAGTACTCGACGAGGTAGCCGGCGTCCTCGGGGTTCTCGTCGGCTGGGACGGTCCATCCACGGAAGGCGTTGTACTCAGCCCGGGTCATGGGCTTGGCGTTGATCAGTTTGGTTCCGATGTAGCGGTCCATGGCGCCCCCTCAGATGAAGGCGCGGATGGCCAGCGGGTCGCCGGTCACCTGGCCGATGATGTCCAGATCGTTGAAGATCACGAACAGGGCCGAATCGCCACCAGCGAGCGGGACCTCCCAGCGATCGCCGCCGTATTTGGGCACGCGAACGTAGTCGCCCGGGCCGCACCAGCTGCCTTCGGGCCAGGAGTCCATGGTGTTTCGGTTCTTGAAGGCCAGGGCACCGACGGAGACGACGCGCGCCACCTGGGTGTTCCATTTCTCGGTGTCCCGAGAGCCGTTGTCGATGATGATGCCGGAGGCCGTTTTCGTCTTGGGGGTGCGGATCTGCACCAGGACGCGGCTTCCAAACGGGGTGATGCCAGGATCGGCGGGGGGGAACGCTTCAATCAGCGCGTCAGCGGTCATCTTCTGCTCCTTTCAGCAGGTGTTACGGTGGCCACAGCGGCCACCATCAAAAAATCGTCACAGACCCGTGCAAATCACAGGTCTCGGTCGCCGTGGCGCTCGTCGTCCAGAAGATCGAGCAGGGCTTTGATGGCTGCTTCGTACCCAGCAACCATGCCCACTCGGTATCCGTACTCGAAAGCGTCACGCTCGACCGGGCGCTTGAGGGCTTCAAGCGCAAAAGCCTGCTGCTCGCCCTTGAGGCGGTTGAGCAGGCGGTCCTCGACGGCCATCAGGCGGGCGTTTTTGGCATCGAGGGGGCGGCCGGCGTGGTCTGGCCGCTCACGGGCTGGCCAGCGGCCATGCGGTGGTGCTGCTTAACCAGTGCGCCGGTCATGGGCACGGTGCCGGTGGTGGGTTTGTCGCTCATGGTGGGCTCCTTTTACGGTTGTGGGTTGATGCCGGTGCCGGTGGACACCGCGATTTTTTCGCCGGAGGCAATCTCTGCGGCTGCCAGGCGCATGGCCGTCACGTTGTCGGCCGTGTTCATCTCAACACGAGCGTCGATCTCGGCGGCGGTGCGCTGATTTTCCATCTGCTGGCGCATCTGCTCGGCCTGGAAGTCCTCGGCGCGAGCCTGCTGCGCATCTGCCAGCTTGGCCTGGTCGGCGGCCAGCTTCTGCTGATTGTTTTGCGCGTCCTGGGCCAGCTTCTGCTGCTGGAGTTGCAGGCGGCCTTGGTCTGCCTGTGCGCGCTGCTGCAGGGCCAGGCCTTGCACCTGCGCATTGAGCTGCGCAATCTGCATGCTGTTGTCCGGCGGCATCTGCGGCTGAGGGGCGAACTGCTCGGCCATCTTGTCGATCTGGGCCAGCTCCTGCGCAAACTTCGCGAGCTGCTGCTCGATGATGCCTTGCACGCGCACGATCAGCGCGGCCTGCGCGTTGGCGTTGTCGGTGATTAGGCTCTCACGCTCGGCGCGCTGCACTGCCTGGTGGGCTTGCGTGAGGTAGAAGTTCAGCAGGTGATCGCGCAGGTGCTGCGCCATCGGGTACAGGAAGGTTTTGACGATTGCCGGGTTCATGCCGAACACGGGCGACTTCAAAAACGCCAGGTGCGTCTGGATGTGCGCCACGTGGTCCTGCTTTGGCAGCACGTATACCGGGCGGCCCATCGAGGCGGCCACGTTCTCGCTGACCGGGTCCACGTTGTCTTGGCCAGGCTGCGGCTGCAGAACGTCGTCCGGGCTGAGCTTCAGGTTCCGGATGAACATTTCCTCGACCTTGCGCAGGTCGTACATCTGCGGCATGGCGGCCGCGCGGGCTTGCACGGCCTGAACCTGGGCGAAGCGCTGGGCCTCGCTGAAGATGGCCGGGTCGGACACGGGAACAACGTCCATCGGGCCGTCAAAGTCCTCGGGCTTGACGTCCAGGCCGCTCTCCATGGCCTCAATGTCCTCTTCGGTGAGGTAGGCGCTGTTGATGCGGTGCAGGATGGCGAACACGCGGGCCATGCTGTTGTGCAGGCGCGAGTGGATGGAGCTGAACACCACCATGCCTTGCTCGATCAGTGCCAGGGTCGTGCCCACCGGTGCGTTGGCGTTCTGGTCGGACAGCTTCTCGAACGATGTCTGCACCACTCCCTTGCCGGCGTCGACCAGGAAGCCGAGCAGCTGGTACAGCGTGGGGCTCGGGCCGTTGAACGGCAGCGGCATGGCCAGCTTGCGAATGTCGTCGATCAGAGCGCCGCCCTCGATCTCGGCCACCTCGGTGGGCTGCACGTTGATGGTCTGCCCGTTGGGGCCGCCCTTGAGCTTGAGCAGCGTGGGCACGTTCTGGATGTGGGCCGAGTCCAGCAGCGCGCGCAGGGCGCCGGTGGCCGCGCCCGACAGGCCGCCGATCATGTGCGTCAGGCCAATCGGGTAGGCGCCGCGCCACGGCACAAACGGGAACTCGACAATCCAGTCCAGCTCCTTGCGGCGCGTGTCCTCGGGCTCCCAGTTGCGGTACAGGCTCAGAGCCTTGCGCGTGGACTTGTCGATGCTGATGATGTACGGCTCCATGCCGTCACCGAAGTCCAGGTGGGTGTAAATCTCGAAGATGGTCCGCAGGCCGTCCTCGTTGTAGCTGGTGTCCTCGCGGCCCTCGATTTTGTCGTTGGCGATCGTGGACTTGCTGAACTCGATCTGGTCTGGCGAGCCAATGTCCACCTCGGCGTACATGCCGGCTTTGACGCGGCGGTTGAACTCGGCCTTGGTCACGTACTGCACGTGCGTTTTGCGCTCGGCCGAGTAGAAGTTGGTGGCGGCGAACGGCAGGTAAATGTCATCGATGGCGATGAATTCGGCCGTTGGGCGCTTCCACTGCGGGGACCACATGAGCTTGAGGTACTGGCCGCCGCCCAAAGGGAGCTGGGTGGAGAGCTGTTCGAGCTCGCCGCGCAGCTCGGGCATTTGCTGCGTGGTCTGCCAGTTCATGAAGTCGGCTTTGCGGCGAGCCTTCTCCAGCTTCTCCGGCTCGACCTCGCCCAGAATCTTGGACTTGACCGGGCCGGAAGGCGGGAACACCTCTTTCATGAAGCGGGCGCTGAAATCGACACAGGCCTCGACCAGCATGGGGTGCACCACCTTGTTGGCGCCCGAGAACTGCGCGCCGCCCGGGGCATCGTCGCCCAGGCCGGTGCGGCGAAGGCCTTCTTCGTAGAGCTTGTCGCGCTTGGATCGTGCGTCCTTGTCGCGCTCGATCTTGTCGAGCAGGTCAACGACCGCGCCGCTAAGCATGCTGGGGTCGACCTCGTCGACGATGTTGGCGAAGTGGGCCTTCTTGTCGGCCACATCCTGCTCGTTTTTCAGGCGAATGACCGCGCCACCGTCCTCGGTGTCCTCGACTTCGACGTCCTTGTCGGGAAGCGAAACGCTCTCGCCTCGCTGCTCGTCGTCGCCTGGGTTTTCGTCGGTACCGCTGTTCAGGAGTTCATCAGCCATTGCGTTCAGCCTGCGTTCATTGCGTGGAGCTCGCCCACGATGGCATCGATTCTAGCCGGGTCAAACTCAACTGTGGGGGAATTCGCAACCAGGCCACCCTCGGCGTAAGCCGGCGGCGATCCGGCCTGGCCACCGTCGGCGAACTTGTAGGCGGACGCCGGGTCCTGCTTGGCGTCGCTGCCGTAGATGTTGGCCTGGTTCATCACCAGACCACCCTCGGCGTACTTCTGGACCAGGCCGCCCAGGCTGAAACCTTCTGCGTTCTTGCGCACCATCGCTTCGTATTCGTCCTGGGTCACAAAGCGTTGACCGCCGCGCATTTGATTGGGCACGCCAGCTTGGTCGAGGTCGATCAATCCCGTGTTTTTCAGGTCGCCGACATTGCTCCATTTGCCAGATCGCACGAAGTCTTGCACGGCAGGCAAGTACTCGGGGTTGGGCGCGCGGTTGGCCTTGCCCTTGATCTGGACGATTTCATCAACACCGGATGTGTCATACAGCTCTTGAAGTCTTTTCTCATCAAGAAGTTTTGCTTCAGCTGGGTAGTTGTACTTCAGCGGACCTTTGTAGGCGTCAAAGGCGGCTTTCTCATCAGGAGTCAATCGTTCATAGTCGCGCGACAAATCGAATGGCCGTTTTTCACCGGGCTGCACCTCGATCGTCACGTGCGGTTGGCCCTTTTTATCGCGCAGGCTGAAAATCTTGGAGCGACCTTCGGCCACATCCGGGCAGTAGCCGCCAACGCAGTGGCCCATGGTCTCACCCTCGTATTTGAGCGCGTCCTCCAGGGCTTTGATCGACTCGTCCATCTCGACGTTTGTCTTGCGACCAAAGTCGGCCATCCGTGCCTGGACAAACTCGTTGAACGCGCGAGTGCCTTCCTCCAGACCTTCATCGAAAGCCATGTCTTCGGCAACCTCACGGCCCATTTGTTCATTGAAATCCGGAGGCAAATCCATCTCGTGTTTTTCGACACTGACTTTGCGTCCAGTTTCTTTCGGCTGGCGCAGCTCAACCCATTTGAAGCCCTGCTCGGGGTACTCCTTGAACACGTGCGTGGCTGGGCCCATGGCGCGAGCCAGGTCGGCTTCGGCCTTCTGCGCCGCGCGCCACTCGTTGATCTTGGCCACGCGCTCGACGGCCTGGGGCACGGTGACCTTGTCCAGGTCGGAGTACTTCCAGCGCAGGTTCTCAGGCAGGCCGGACGCGGGGTTGATGGCGTTTTTCAGCTCGTCGACCAGGTGGCCAAAGCCAAGCTCCTGGCGCACTTCGACCGGGTAGGCGCCGTAGGTCATGGTTTCAGGCGGAACCTTTGTAAGCCAAGGATTCTCTTGCTCAATTCGCAAGGCGTAATCAGAGCCCCAACCGGTGTCAGGACTTAAGCGCTTTCCTGCTGGCATGTTGTGGATCGCCTCGTCGGCAATCAACTCCCAACCGCGAGCAATGTCACCCGTGGCCATGCCTTCCTCTGGGAACCCGGCAGCCTTTCGACGCGGACCAAGGTTCTCGGGAATCCATGAACCAGCGCGCTCAAGATCTTCGGCGGGAATGTGACTCACACCCCGCTCGGCCAGCGCACGCAGCGGGTCCTCCGGCGTGGCCATCTCGTTTCGGATGTACTTGGCGAGTTTAGAATTCAGCCAATTGCCGACGGCTTCGTTGCTTGCCATCTGTTGGATGCCTTCGGGCGTGTCGGCCTGGCGGGCAAAATCGCCGCCAATCATCAAGGCCTCATCGCGGTGCGTTGGACCACGCGGGCGCATCGGATCGATCGCCTTCTCAACCGACCCAGCCAGCCAGTTCCCGCCCTTAGGCTTCAAAACATTCACCGCAGGTTGACCAGCGGCCATGGCGAAATCAGCTCCGGCGCGGCGCACGGACGACGGCAGCGCTCCCAGCGCGCGCAATGGGGAGCCGGGCCCGGTGTAGAAGCCGCCGGCAAGCTGGGACAGGCCAGTGGCCGCGCGGCCAACCGGTGTCTCGCTGGCGCTGCGGAGCGGCAGGCGGCGCTCGACGTCCTCGCTCGTGGGCAGCACGGTCTGCTCGGACAGGCCGGGCAGCATCCGCACCAGGGATTCGAGGTCGCCAGGCGCGCCGAGCACGCCGGATACCGCGCCACGGGCCAAGGCCACGGGCACATCGGCCGAGGCGCGGCGGTCGTTGAGTTCAGGGCGGCGGCGGCCCGCAGAGCGGTATCCGATGAATGCTTGATCGTCAGCCATGGCAGCTGCACTCCTTCACGTGGTTGAGGGGACTTCGAACGGCGCCGCCTTCGGCACGCTTGATCGGTAGCTTGATTCGAACGTCGCGGCCTTCGCGGCCAATGTAGGCGTCGCCCAACTCGTTCAAGATCGAGCGCGGGCTGAACGTTAAACCAGTTGCAGTGCGTGGGTCGTAAAACGTGCGACCAAAACCACGGCCAAGCACTGCGGCGGCACGCTGCAGCGCGCCCATGCGCTCATAGTCCTCAACAGAGGCTTTGCGCTCGTCGTTCAGAAAATCGTAACGGTCCGTGGCCACCAGCTCGCCGGTTGGCAAACGGCGGTAATTGAAACGGCCCAGCGTGGTTTCGATTGGCTCGTACCCAGGGCCGATCTGGTTTCCTTGTGGGTAGTCTGCATATCCAACGTTTCCACGATCAGTCGCGCCTGTGCGACGCTGGTTGGCCTCAATGGCCGCCTGAATGTTGGCCAGCTCATTGGATGAGAAATCACGCTCTGTAATCGGATCGCGGTTTCCAAACAACGTCTGAAAATATGTGCGAGCATCGACAGGGAAAATGGAATCAGACGGCATAAGGGTTCACCCTTCCTTCACGTTGACGGGGAGGCTTGTCATCAACGTCGCGTGCCTCTGGCAAGTCGAACCACCGCTCATTTTTCAGAAAAATTACTGCTTGAGTCATGGTATCAACGTAATCATCATGCTCCGCGACTGGGAACTTTGCCACCTGGTGCAAGAACGGCTGGGCCCAGCTCACAGGCTGGCCGGGGTTCTTTGAGGACTCCGGAATCCAAAGCAGTCCAAGCTCCAACGTCGGCGCGGTCTGGTGCGCCCGAGACACCTTATCCGCTTGGCCGGGATTGTAGCCAACGGCCGGGACCTTGGCCAGCCGCAGGTCCTGCAGCAGCGACTGCCCGCTGGCCTTGGCCTCCACCAGCAGCCGGTCGGGCCGCCGCCCCTTGGTGGGCATGCCGGCCTTGGGCGACTTGTCGGCGCCGTACTCGCTCGTCCAGTCCCGGATCACCTTGGTGCGCAGCTCGGGGTAGCCCAGGTGCTCGTCCCAGGCGTCCAGCAGCATGGCCTGGCGCATGCCTCGGTGCGAGAACACGCCCCAGACCGTGCAGGCCGTCGGGTCGCCGGTGGTGCGCTCGGTGAACGCACAGTCGTAGCTCTGCAGGATGTACTCGAAGGGCGGCAGGCGCTGAGCCACGGGCCAGAGGTTGAACCGGTCCGCCTTCAAGATGCCGCCCTCGGCAGGCGACGGGTCCTGCTGGAGCTGGCCGGCCGAGCCGTAGGTGCCCAGCAGCTGCTTGAGCTTGGTGATTTCCTTCTCGCCGAAGCGGGCCGGGCAGATCAGCTCGCCCTTTTCGCGGCGAGGATCGTAGGGCCCAAGGATGGTGCTGCGGCTCTTGCCGTCCCACTCGGCCGGGATGCAGATGTGCTCCCAACCGCCAATGTCGTTGAGGATGTGGCCGCTGATATCCTTCTCGTGCAGGCGCTGCATCACCGTGACCATGGCGTCAGTCTTTGGGTTGTTCAGACGCGTGGACCAGACCATGTCGAACCACTCGAGCGCGCTCTCGCGCATGGTCTCGGACTGGGCGTCCTGGGCGCCGTGCGGGTCGTCCAGGATCAGGCGCGAGCCGCCCTCACCGGTTGCGGTACCGCCCACCGAGGTGGCCAGGCGGTAGCCGGTCTTGTTGTTCTCGAAGCGCTGCTTGGCGTTTTGGTCGCCGGCCAGCTCGAACATGTGGCCCCAGCGCTCCTGGTACCAGGGCGACTGGATGAGGCGCCGGGCCTTCAGGTTGTCGCGGATGGACAGCGTGCCCGAGTAGGACGCGGCGAGGAACTTCTGCTCAGGCTGGGCGATCCACTCCCAGGCGCACCAGGCCACCGAGACGATGGTGGACTTGGAGTGCCGAGGCGGGATGTTGATGAGCAGGCGCTGAATGTCGCCCGAGCTCACGGCCTCCAGGTGCTCGCAGATCAGCTCGATGTGCCAGCTCGGTACGAAGGGCACGCCGGGCTCCATCACGTGCCAGGCCTGCTGCACGAACTCGTAGAGCGAGGCGCTGGCGCGGCGGCGGGCCTGCTCCTTGGCGATCAGGTCCAGCACGACGGCTGGGGAGACGGGCGCGTTCATTGCAGCCGAATCTCCCCGCGTTCGAGCTTGTCGCGCTGATCCATGGCGTTGTGCAGCATCACGCGATCGTCGACCTCGTCCGGTACCGGTCGGCACCAGCACTGGCAGCTCGGCTCGTGCTCGCGCCAGTCGTTGATGGGCACGATGTGCCAGCGCTCAACGTCATCTCCAGGCGGTACCGCTGAGGCAGTCATCCGTGGTTGATCGCTTCTTGCAACAATCGCACGGCGTCGTGCTGGGCGTTGACCCAGTGCATGTCGCCTTTGCCGGTTTGTTCCATGGCCAGCGCCTGCGCTTCGCACCGCTCCGCGAACGTGTCCAACAGCGCCAGGATGCGGGCGCGCTCGTAGGCCACCATTACCTCGCCGTGCGAGACAAGCAGGTCCTCGGGGTAAAGCGCCTGGAAGCGGCCGTCGTGGTCCAGCAGCGCAGGCAGCGGGGACGGGGGCAGCTCGGGTTTGACGACGGTTGGGCGGGTGGTTTCGGTGGGGTTCATTCTTCGGATCCTTTTGCTTTGGTCATGAGGGCCTGCATCGTCGCCAGCTCGGCGTCGCTCAGGTTTTTGAAGTCGACGGAGGCAACCGCGATCGGCGCGCCGTCCTTGCCGGTGTGCTCCATCTGCTGGGTTTCGCGCCAGCGCATCTGGGTCTTGGACCACCAGATGGCGGCGGTCGTATCCCCGGCCATGGCTTTCTGGTGCAGCGTGCGGCCCACGCCGGCGTTGGCCTTGGCCTTGCCGCTCACCAGCTCGTTGCTGAAATGCGTGGTCAGGGTGTCAACGCTGATGCCGTCCCGGATGAGCACGGCGATCTGGTCAAGGGGTAACCCGTAGCCCGAAAACGCCTCGACTTGCTTGCGTTCGTTCTCGGTCGGTTCGAAGGCCGGGCGGCCTGCGCCTTCCCGGGCTCCACCGTGTCCACTGTTTTTTTGGACAGGTTTTTCAAGTTTCGGCTTTTTGGTCGCCATTTTTCACCTCCATCAGCCGGCCTTGCTGGCCTTCTTGTCGGATTTCCCAATTTCACTGCCAATCAGGCTGTTGGGGCTGCGTTCACCCATCACCTCTGTAAACGAGCGGCCGTCCTCTTCCAGGTGCGCGTGCTTGCCTGTGAACTGCTGCCAACGGGTGACGATGACGTCGCAGTATTTTGGGTCCAACTCCATCAAGCGCGCAATCCGGCCGTTTTTCTCGGCCGCAATCAGCGTGGTGCCCGAGCCGCCGAAGCTGTCCAGGACCTGATCGCCGCCCTTGGTGTTGTTGAGCATCTGGTATTCGAACAGGGCCACGGGCTTCATGGTCGGGTGCTCGCCGTTGCGCGCGGGTTTGTCGAACTCCAGGATGGTGGTCTGCTTGCGATCGGCTGCCCAGAGGTGGCCGGCGCCTTCCTTCCAGCCGTAGAGGCAGGGCTCGTGCTGCCACTGGTAGTCCTGGCGGCCGAGCACAAGGCTGGACTTCTTCCAGATCAGGCACTGGCGCACGGTCCAACCGGCGTCCTTGGCCGCGCCCCGGAAGTTGTAGCCCTCGCTGTCGGCGTGCCAGATGTAGAAAACGGCGCCGGCTTTCATGACCGAGTCGGCGGCGGTGTAGGCGTCGCGCAGGAACTGGCGGAACTGCTCATCGCCCATCTCGTCGTTTTTGATGGTGAGCTTCTCTTTGGTGCCGCCCTCGTAAGCCACGTTGTATGGCGGGTCGGTGAGCCACATGTCCACAAGTTGTCCACAGCACAGCTTGGCCAGGTCGTCCATGCTGGTGGAGTCGCCGCACAGCAGCCGGTGCTTGCCCATGACCCAGACGTCGCCGGGTTTGGTGATGGGCTCGGGTGGGACTGGTGGGGCCTCGTCGGGGTCGGTCAGGCCTTCCTCCAGGGCCTCGGGCATGAGGGCGTCAATCTCGTCCTGGCTGAAGCCGGTCAGCTCCACGTCGAAGCCTTGGTCGAGCAGGTCCTTGAACTCCAGGGCCAGCATCTCGTTGTCCCATCCGGCGTTGAGGGCGATGCGGTTGTCGGCGATGACGTAGGCGCGCTTTTTGGCCTCGGACCAGCCTTTGGCGACCATGACCGGGACCTCGGTCATTCGCAGGCGCTGTGCGGCCAACGTGCGACCGTGACCGGCAATGATGCTGCCTTGCTCATCGACCAGGATCGGGGTGGTCCAACCCCACTCTTTGATCGAGGCGACGATTTGGTCGATCTGCTCGGGCGAGTGGGTGCGGCTGTTGCGGGCGTAGGGGATGAGTTTGTCGATTTTCCAATGCTCGATTTTGTCCGCTGGATTTCCGGTGAGTTTTTCGCCGGTGATTTCTGCGGTTGTTTCAGCTTGCTGTTTTTTCATGCGGGCTCCGGTTTTGGTGGGGGTGGGGAATTATGCAACGGTTGAGCGTGGCACAGGTTGGCACGGGTGGAACGGGATAAAAGCACACATTTTCGCCGTGTTCTTCTTTGCGTGTGTGTGTGCGTATGTGCATGTGAATATAGGCGTTTTATCTTGTGCCATCTTGTGCCAAACGTAAAAAGTCTTTGTGAATCAATGGGTTAGGTGGTTTTTTCAATCTTGTGCCAAGCGGTTTGATTCTGTGCCGGCACAGGTTCATGTTGTGCCAAACAT